TTTTAACCCAGCCATACCACTACTAATAAGAAGAGGTTGAGTATAAACTGCGAATATTTTAACTATTCCAGTTGTAGGAACATCGAACGTTAATTTTAACTTAAGTGCATCAATTCTCGAAGTATTAAATTGACCCGATGGATATTGTTTTTCGGGTTCTAAGGCAAATGAATAAACATTAATACCTGAACTTGATGGAATATTAGTATGATGTTGGAATGGTTGAACCTTATTGAAATATGTTCCGTCACGTTGTGCAAACCTATTATGATCAGAATATTTATCACGGTTACCAAACGTTATTCCAGCGGTTTTCACAGGATTATTATTTATCGCATATCCATTAATAGAATTTACTTTATTTGCTTCAATATTTCGATTATCCGTCCAATTAAACCATTGATTATGTTTAACAGAATCTTCTTTCAAAACTACCCATATCAATTCTTTGACAGGATGGTTAAAATTTAGACGAATAGAAGTGAAAGTAGTATCCACAATTGGTTTATCACCACTGAATTGTAATTGTTCAATTAAATATGTATGCATTACATTTCGTTGAACAAATTTTCTTCTTTCTTCATCTTCTAAATAAATATAATCAACCCATAAAGATGGTTCGATTAAATGTACAGATGGTAAAGTTTCTAATTTACTATATTCACTATTAATCGATTTTTGTTGTAATATTAAATTTTCCAGACAATTTATATTTAAAATTGTATGTATATTGTGATATTTTGAACTAATCATCGGAAAAGCGAGTCCATGGTGTTTGCTAAACCAAAATGGAAAATGAACGTAAATATTGTGAGATGGACATTTTTTCCCATTTCTAGGTTTTAATAATGGAATATTACCAATCATTTCATTAAATCCTACTTTTTTTTCTTGTGGTATTGTTAAATCACTCAATATATTCATAGATGAACCATACATTTTTTCAATTCTTTGTCCTCCTATTTCTATACTTGCTTCATTTATCAAAGCATGTCCTATATTATCAACCCAACCATAATTTTCTTCTAATTCTGGTAAAGTGGCTTCTAACCAAATATTTTTTATTAAATCTCCTTTTCTAGCAATGTTAGATCTAACTCTTTCACCGAAATCTATTTTTTTTCCTAAAGTTTCCCAATTCGATTTTATATATTCTATTTCTTGTTTAACAGATTCCATAGCGAAATTTGTATGTCTTTTATAAACAATTTTAAAATACGTAACTTGTGGATTTCCTGTTAAATATACATTTTCTTCACCATAAGCGATCAATTGCATCAAACCACCAGCCATTTTTATTAAAATAGTTAGGAGATATTATAATTAAAATTTCAACGTAAGATATATAGCGATATAAAATAAACTAATTTTTTGTGACTTTGTCGCAAAAAATATTAAAAAAAACACTACATTTCACGTAGTGAAATGGCATTTTTTGGCGTAGCCAAAAATAAAGGGGTTCTAAAGGGGACTAGTCCCCTTAGTTTGAGTATGCTAATCCACCCATTCCACTCATAACTCTTAAAACGTTATAATTGATGGCGAATATTTTGACAACTCCTGTAGTTGAAGCACCAAATGATAGTTGTAAGGTAGCGTTATCTATTCTTGAGAAGTTGCATGTTCCAGATGGTTGATGTTCTTCAGGTTTGATAGCAAACGAATAAACATTAACACCTGGGCTTAAAGGAATATTAGTGTGATGTTGGAATGGTTGAACTTTGCTAAAATAGATACCGTTGCGTTGTGCAAATCTATCATGTCCATTGAGTTGCAATTTAGCGTTTGAGACAGGATTACTGTTAGATACGTATTCGTTTCTAAAACTTATATCAGCAGCGGCGATAGTTTGGTTATCTGTCCAATTAAACCATTGTTTAAGATCGGAAGAATCAGTTCTTAAAACTGTCCATACTAATTCTTTGACGGGATGATTAAAATTAAGTCTAAGAGAAGCAGTAGTAGCACTAGTAACGGATTCGTCACCAGTATATTGCAATTGTTCGATTAAATATTCATGTGATACTTGTGCAAACCTTCTTCTTTCATCAGTATCCAAATAAATATAAGTAGCCCACAAAGCAGTGCTAGATAATGATACGGATGGTGGAGAACTTGCAACAATGAAACCGATATCGTTCGTTCCACCAGCAACTGAATCTTGTTGTAATATAACATTTGCTAAGGAATTGATATTAATATTGATTTTAACTTCGTGATATTGTAAAGCAATTAAAGGTAAAGCCAAACCTGCATTTCTACAAAACCAAAATTGAAAAGGGACATAAACTTTGTAAGCAGAACGTGCAGTTCCATTGGCGGAGGTGCTTCCAGTTCCACCTTCAGGTTCTAATGAAGCAATATTACCTCTCATTTCGTTGAATCCAGTTGTTTTTTCATTTGTGGTTGTTAAATCGCTAAATATGTTCATCCATGCACCATAGTGTTTATCTATTTTTTGACCGCCTATTTCTAGTTCAGCATCAGTTATGAGAGCATGTCCTACATCATCTACCCATCCATAACCTTTACTTGCAACAGCACTAAGTGTTGGTAAGGTAGTTTCGAACCAAACATCTTTTATTAAATCTCCATTTCTGGAAATGGTGCAAGTTACTCTGTTACCGAAATCCGCACTTCCATTAAGTGTTTGTTCGATAGATTCCATAGCAAAATTAGTATGTCTTCTATAAACGACTTTGAAGAAGGTAATTTGTGGATTACCAGTAAGATAAATGTCTTGAGCACCGTAAGCGACTAATTGCATTAAACCACCTCCCATGTTATATTATATCTATTAGAAATATTAAGAAAGAGTGGCGATATATTCCCAATTGAGTTCTTTGCACATTTTTTTCCAAATGTCTTCTTGTTGATTTAGTTTATCTTTATCTTTTAGCAATGTAAAATTTTCGGCTAGTTCATCCAATTCAAGTAATTGACAAAATTTATAAATAACAAAGGCGTAACTTAAGAAATTTTTTCTTCCAGGCGGTTTAACTTTGTTAAAAGGAGTTTGAATATCGATGAAAAGTGTGCATAATTTTTCTTCCATATCTTTTGGTATGACAGGCGGTTTTTTTCCATTTAATCGGTATATAATATGCGGTATATGTTCGTAATATTTATTTAGTTTATGTTTTTTCAAAAAATCTCTAACTTTTTCAGTAGATAGGTTCACCATGTCTCTAATTCTGTTTTTATCGATTTCTTCGATAATTACTTTATAAACTTTTTCAGGTATATCAGTGGATTCTTTGGCTTGAAATTGAGCCAACCACTCCCTGAAATGATTTATTCGTTTATAAGCAAAATAAGTGTTTTCGGGTGGCGGTTCTTTATAACTGCGTTTATCAGTATCAACAAATATGTATTCCATTAAACCACAGTCATCACAGGTAGAAAAACATTCATAATTATTAATTTTCAGATTTGTAGAGCCACAAGACAGACATTTATTGTAATTTTGATCTACCACGGGTTTCATACCATGATGGGCATTAACACTTGACATAAATTTTTCGTATATATCTGCCCTGTTAAATCCTTTTTTCTTGGATACCCATTCATTTATATTTTTTTCTTTGTCATTTACTAACGTTGTGACTACAGTATCACTATTATAATAATCACTATCAATAATATTTAGGGCTTCACGTTTAAGAATTTCAATATCGAGATTTTTATCATTTTTTTCAGTAGTATTGGTAGTTTTGGATGATGGATGTTCATTAGATTTTGGCGTTCCAAAAATGGAAGCGGGTGCATTATCAGGTGCATTTTTAGGTTTTAAAAAATTTTCTATATTACTGGTTGATTTTTTGACAATTTTTTTTTTTTCTACTTTGGAGTTTTCATTTAATACCTCAGTGGAATAATTTTTTCCGTTGAAATATTTAAAAATAACTGTCCCATTTACTAAATAATAATTATTTTCATCTTCATTATTTTCTAATTTATTTAATGATAATTTTAGTTCTTTAATTTTGTTTTTAATATTAAGTATTTGATTTTTTATCATTGGTAAATGTAAATCCCTATAATTTTCAATATTTTTTATTTTGCTATTTTCCGAAATAAATGAATCATAAATATCACAGGTCATATCTTCTATATCAATTTTGTCAATATATTGTTCTTCTGATAGTGATTCATCATTATCGTCATTATACCCATTAATATCTAATTTGGAAGGATATTCAGGGATACTTTCATCGGCATTTACATAATAATTGCGATCATCGTATTTTGAAGATTTAATATAGAAATTACTACTCTTCACTGCATGTAAGTCATTATTTGCGAAACTATAATTATGAGGATATTTGTTTATGTTTTTTTTATAATAATCAAAATATTTTTCAAGTGATTGATATATTCCTTCAAGTTTTTTTACTTTTTTTTTAATAGTATTTATATTATTTTTTTTTTTCTTGAAATCGATTATCATATCTTTATGTTTGGA